GCGGCGATGGCCAATCGCCGCCAGGTTTGGAGATAGAGAGAGTCCCTCGTCATCATTAGGTATCCATTATACCTATGATCAGACGCAGGTTCTTCCATAGAGTCCGGAACGAACTCGGGGATCCACAACACTAGTGGCTCCCTGAGCTCTTTCCAACGGAGCATACACGCCGGGACAGACTTGCGTAGGGGCTGAGCCCCTGGCCACTTGGCAACAAGTCCGTCACGGACCTTTCGGATCCTCGCACCTACAACCTCCATGGACGGCCAAGTGTCAGCTTCCGGGTCTGAACCGAGCATTCGCTCGTACATCAGACTCATCCGCTGCACAACCGCCTCCCGGAGGCCCTCCGGATCAGTAACGCCAACCCAAGTGGGCGGAACTTTTCCAGACAGGGCGCGACCCGATCGGTCTCCCAGAATGCCTTGGCTTATCCACTCATCTGCATCCATGGTCGCCATCCCCCTCCACGGGGAAGGGGTGGCGTCTTGCCACGTCCTTTCGAACGAGCTAGACACCGCATGGCGGCCGGATCCATAGAGTAGACACGCTAGGGCTTTCCGGTGACGCGTAGGAGCGAGCAGCTTGGAAGGTGTCGGGCCACAAAGGCCGGCACCACCAAGTACCCGCGGAAGGAAAGGAGGAATCCCCGCACGAGCGAACTCAGCTGGCAGCTGAGGACGCAACGTCCGGGAGACAGCGTGGACGCGCTTCCAATCGTAGGTTTCGGCATAAGCCGACTCCGCGACAGAAGACGCCAGCCATGCAGGCATGGCCGCCGCGTCGCCTGACCCATGAACCAGCCCCCTTAAGGGGATGGCCGTGGAACAGAACGCCGCAGTCCACCTATGAGAAGCTTCATTACCCACCTGGTAACGAACCCTCCCCCGTCCAGTACTTCCGCGGCGGACAGTCTTCCAGATTGGCAAGCCTTTCTGGAGGACTACACGCTCGCCCCGAAACTCCCACAGGACCTCTAAGAAGACCCCGCGATCCGTCGAACGGTGGTGCTTCCCGGCGGAGAGCTCGGCCCCTGTAGCAGTCAATCGCTGCTCATAGAGGTCTAGCCCTTCTCGGGGTGCAACTCCAATCAGATCGTCACCGCAGATCCTGGCGATCGGTCTGACAGGTTGAGGAGCAAGTGGAACCTTGGGTCGTTGGTCGACGGCGTAGGCCGCGTCCCAGCACCACCCATGGTAGACATTCAGCAACGACCAAGTCGTAGGCAAGCCCATAAGCAGCCCACGACTAGTCAGCTTCGTGTCCCCGTCCGGCCAAGTTACCCTCTGAGGGCCTATGCATAATGATAGTCCCCAGAGTTCGGCTTCCAAGAACCGCCCTGATTCCTCAAACCCTTCTACGATGGCTTGGGCCACCGAGAAAGGAATGAGGTCAGATGCGGCTCGAAGATCCGATGATAACACCTGGCCAGTCGAGCCCACCAGCTCCTGCCCCACCTCTCGGGCGTTTCCGGACATCGCAAGCCGAGTCATAGGCCATCTACGAAGGCCAATGGTCAGGCGGCGACGGGCAAGGTGCCCAAGGATCAACGCGTGCCGCTCCATAGCGGTCACGATTCGAACCTTGTGGCCCCGC